GAGACTTATATCATGACTGAAAAGATCAAACCAAGAGACAAACCCCATTACGTAAACAACAGAGACTTCTCTTATGCAGTAGTTGATTACGTCACCGCTTATAAGAAAGCTCAAGAAGACACTCCCGATAAACTCCCACAAGTAACAGATTATATTGCTACATGTTTTATGAAAATATGTGAAGGATTAAGTCATAAACCTAACTTTGTAAGATACACTTATAGAGATGAAATGGTAATGGACGGGGTAGAGAATTGTCTTAAAGCAGTATACAACTATAATATTGAAGCTGCTACAAGAACTGGTAAGCCCAATGCATTCTCTTACTTCACTCAAATCGCTTACTTTGCATTTGTTAGACGTATCATTAAAGAAAAGAAACAAGCCGACATTAAGTATAGATTCATGGAACAAGCAGATGTAGAACAATTCATGGTTGGCATTGATGTTAATAACCCTGTTGATAGCGCATTCATTAATACATTAAGAGAGAAGATATCTAAGATCCGTATTAAGGATGAGGCTATCAAAGAGTTTGCTAAAGAAGAAAAGGAAGTTAAGAAAAAGGGTTTGGAGTTGTTTACAGTATGAGTAGTTACGAAGGTATGATAATTAAGGGCGTGGGATTTACCTGCTCCTCGTTTGATTTATTACATGCAGGTCATGTAACAATGTTAGAGGAATGTAGATCACAATGCGATTGGTTAATTGTAGGCTTGAATGTAGCCCCATGCAAGAATGGGAGATACCCAGTTCAATCTGTTATGGAAAGATATGTACAACTGAATGCCCTTAAATCAGTTGATCAGATTATTCCCTACAACTCAGAATCAGAACTGTTGGACCTATTACAATTAGTACCTATTGACATAAGATTTATTGGCTCTGATTATATCAACAAATCATTTACGGGTGATGAACTTATTGGGCAAACAATGCGTGTTGTATATAATACCCGTAATCATAGATTTTCATCTTCAGGTTTGAAAAGAGATGTTATTGCCAATCAAGAGACACAACCAATTGATGGTAATGTAATTAAGGATAATGATACATATACAATTATAGATAACACAGACCTAAAAGATCTTACAGTTTCAACGACAACTCTTAAGCCATCTCAGGAAACTTCCGGCCACAGTCATGATGGCATTGAAGAAGTTTATACATTCTTATCAGGCCGAGGATCAATGATAATCGGTGAGGAGACATATCATGCAGAGAAAGGAAAGACCTTTACTATTCCAGATGGGGCCTTTCATAAAGTAATAAACTCATCAGATGATGAAGACTTACTATTCATTTGCGTATTTAATAAGAGACGAAACCACTAATATGATCATAGCAATACTTAACGATACACATTGTGGTGTAAGAAACTCATCAGAAATCTTTATGCAATACCAAGAGGAATTTTATAGAGATATATTCTTCCCATATTTAAAAGAACATGATATTACTAACATCTTTCATTTAGGTGATTACTATGATCATCGTAAGAATATTAACTTTAAAGCACTTAATCATAATAGAAAAGTATTCCTTGAACCTTTAAAGGATAATGGTATTCATATGGATATCATTCCAGGTAATCATGATGTCTTCCATAAGAATACAAACGATCTCACCTCTTTAAAAGAGTTGTTAGGTTACTATACTGCTAATGTAAGTATTATACAAAATCCCACTGAATTACATGGCGTACATCTTATACCGTGGATCAACCAAGAGAACTATGTTGAGTTTGTTGATTATATTAAAAAGAATAGTGGTATACTCATGGGTCATCTAGAACTTAAAGGATTCGATGTTCTTAAAGGATTTGCTGCACCACATGGCATGGATGGGACATTATTTAAACATTACGACAGTGTCTATTCAGGTCATTATCATACACAATCTGAACACGGTAATATTAAATACCTTGGTGCTCAAATGGAGTTTACTTGGAATGATGCACATGATCCTAAATACTTTCATGTATATGATACTGAAACACATGAGATGACAGCAGTTCTTAACCCTATCACAATGTTTGAGAAGGTTTATTATGATGATACAGATATGTTCTATACCAACGGTGGATATGATGTATCATCGTTAAAGGACAAGTTTGTTAAAGTTATTGTTGAGAACAAGTGTAACCCGTATGAGTTTGACAAATTCATTGATGAGCTAGCTACAATTAATACTCATGAGTTAAAGATCATTGAAAATTTTAAAGAGTTCCTTGGTGATAACGTTGAAACATCTCTTGAAGATGTAGAGAACACACAAGAATTAATGGAAGACTATATCCAATCAGTTAATACAGATTTAGATAAAGGTAAACTAAAATCACTCATGAATAGCCTATATTCCGAAGCTGTAGATATGGAGATCCAATGATAGCATTTAAGAATATTACATGGAAGAATTTTTTATCAACAGGTGCTAATGAGATATCAATTGATTTGAATAGACATAAATCTACGTTAATCGTAGGACATAACGGTGCTGGTAAATCTACTATGTTAGATGCATTATCATTTGCTTTGTTTGGTAAACCCCATAGGAATGTTAAGAAGAACCAATTGATTAACTCGGTTAACGGTAAAGGTGCTTTGGTTGAGGTAGAGTTTGAAACATCTGGTCACAAGTTTAAAATCGCAAGAGGTATTAAACCAAACATCTTTGAGATATATCAAAACGATAAGATCATAGACCAGAGTGCTAACACTAGAGATTATCAGAAGTTCTTAGAACAAAATATCTTAAAGCTTAATCATAAGTCATTCCATCAGATTGTTGTTCTTGGGTCAAGTTCATTTGTGCCATTCATGCAATTACCACAACACCATAGGCGTGAAGTCATCGAGGACTTACTTGACGTTAATATTTTTTCTAAGATGAAGAGCATCTTAAAGGATCGTGCAACAGATACGAAAAGTCATTTTAAAGACACTAAGCTGCTATTAGATGCTGAAAAGAGTAAGATAATATATCAGCAGAATCATGTTAATAAATTAGATAGTTTGAATAAAGCAGCTATGGCATCTAAGGCTGATGATCTATTAGATCTTGAGAAAGACTTAAAGGATTGTGCGAATGACTTGCGGGCGAAGACAGAAGAGATGTTAGCCTTTGGTGATCTAGCAAAGATACAAAGTGACTTAAATACAAGCAATTCTGAAAAGACTAGTTTAACCCTGAACATGGGCGAGATCAAAAGTGGCATAAAGGCCTTAGTTACGAAGAGCAGGTTCTTTGAGGCAAATAATGAGTGTCCAACGTGCAAACAAAAGATCACAAAAGATCTTAAAATGCAACAAATGGAGGGCGTAAAGGATGCTGCAAAGGCTCTAGAAGACAGTCGTGTCCTGTGTTCACATAATATTGGCGATGTGGATAGTAACATTAGTGAGTTACACAGGTGCATCCAGGAGATCACTAGTGTAGGGTCAGAGATCAAGACTATCCAGATTAATATGCAAATGATTAATAACATGATAACAGAACATAACAATAAGAGTTATGAGATCACTGATGTTGCTGATGATCTTGCTGAGTTAAATAGATTAAAGAAGAG